AAGGGCGGCGGGCGCAGGCCCATGCGCGTCACCGTGCAGTGGATTGAAGAAAAAATGACCCTGGGCCAGGCCGGGTTGATCCTGCGCCTGATCCGCACAGGCCAGACCAAGGGCAAACAGTCCTGGCGCGACACCGTGCCGGCGCGGCCTTTCCTGGGCGTTACGCCGCAGCAGGCCGAGGAACTGTCCCGAAAGCTCGTCAAAAGTTTGCTTAAAGCCGCCCGCGCATGACACAGGGCAGGAAGGTACAACATGCTTGGAACCGTACAGATAAATAATCTCAACCTGAAACAGGGCGAGCTGACCAGCGTTGAAAACTACATGCTGTTCACCGGCATTGCGGCGGCTGACTGCCAAAATACCGGAAAGATCGTCACCATCGACCAGTCCACGGATCTGGACGCCGTGCTGGGGGCAACCGCCAGCGACCTCAAAACCCAGGTGACGGCAGCGCGCCTCAATGCCGGGCAAAACTGGTACGGCTGCGTCTTGCCCTACACCGTAGCCGAATCCACGCCTGACGCCCTGCCCGATGCTATGGATGCAGCTTTTGAAAGCGCCGTCAACACGGCAATGGAACACGTCAAGGTCGAGGCCATCATCCGCACCGATCCCGTCACCAGGGCAACCAGCGTGGAAGCCATGCAGGCCCTGGCCGAAAGCATCATGGCCAAGTATATGCGGCCCCTCTGGATCATGGCCCGCGCTCCCCAGTTCAACAGCGCAAGCCAGACCTTTGCCGATTATCATGCCCTGGCCTCTGCCCTTCAGGCGGACATCGCCGCCGACCAGGTCATGCTGACCGTGAGCCTTTGGGGGCACGAGATGGGCACCCTTGCCGGGCGGCTGGCCAGCGAGGCCGTCACCGTGGCCGACAGCCCCATGCGCGTGGCCACTGGCGCTCTGGTGGGCGTGTGGAGCAACCGCCCCACAGACAAAACCGGGCGCGTCATTGACCTCTCCGTGCTCAAGGCGCTGGACGCCGCGCGCTTCTCCGTGCCGCAGTGGTACCCCGATTATGAGGGCATGTACTGGGGCGACGGCAACGTGCTGGACGTCAACGGCGGCGACTTTCAGGTCATTGAAAATTTGCGCGTCATTCAAAAGTGCATGCGCCGCGTGTACCCCCTGGCCGTGGCCCGTATTGGCGACCGCCGCCTCAACCAGACACCGGCCAGCATTGCCCAGGCGCAGACAGCCTTCATGGCTCCGCTGCGCGCCATGAGCCGCAGCCGCACCATTTTGGGCATCGTCTTTCCCGGCGAGATTGAACCGCCCAAGGAGGGCGACATCACCCTCACCTGGGTCAGCAAGTACAGCGTGGAAGTCTTCATTGCTGCGCGCCCCTACAACTGCCCCAAAAAGATCACCTGCAACCTTTTGCTTGACCTGACAAACTACGCAACCGCGACAGCGTAGGAGGCTCTACATGCAACGCATCAGCGGCAAAAATTTTGATGTTTCCATTGGCGACCTCACCATGAACGTGGGCAAGGCGACCCTGACCATCGAGGACAAAACCGATGTGGCCAAGGATGGCGGCGTGCCCAACGGATGGGTGGACGGCGAGGCGGGCGCTTCCGGCGACATGGAACTGGACGCCCAGGCCATTGGCATCCTGGGCGAAGCCGCCAAGGCGGCTGGCTCGTGGCGTGGCCTCGGCACCTTCGACATCCTGTTCTACGCCAAAACCGGGCAGGATGAAGAAATGAAGGTCGAGGCCTTCGGCTGCAAATTTGTGCTCGACAGCCTGCTCGACCTCGACAAGGCGGGCGGCCAGAAACACATCAGCAAGGTCAAATACTTTGTGACCAGCCCGGACTTTATCCGCATCAACGGCGTGCCCTACCTGCGGCCTGAAGAAACCGAAGGCCTTATCAGCAACGACAAGTAAGGAACCAACATGGATCGCAAGGAAGTTCTGCGACGCGCCTTTGGCTTCAGCATGAGCGAGGAAGGGCGCGACAAATTCACCGACGATAAGCGCGACGCGGGCGGCCCAACCAAGTGGGGCATGGCCCTGAACTATAACCGCGACATCATTCCCGACAAGGACGGCAACGGCGTCATAGATGCCGCCGACGTCAAGCAGCTTACAGAAGCCGACGCCCTGGTCATGTACGAAAAACGCTACTGGCGGCCCAACATCAAGCCGGAATACCCGGACGCCCTGGCCTTTATGCTGGTGGACATGATGCTCAACCCCGGCCCTGGGGCAACTCCCAAGCTGCTGCAACAGGCGCTCAAGGCCTGCGGCCAGAAGGTGGACGTGGACGGCGATATCGGCGGGCAAACCCTTGCCGCGGTCGCGGCGGTCGATCTTGTGTCCCTGCTCCGCGCCCTCGCGGATCAGCGCCTTGCCTACTACCAGTCGCGGCCCAAATTCCCGGTGTACGGCAAGGGCTGGACGTCCAGAACCAGGCGCTGCCTTGAGGCCGCGCTGCAAATGCGGCGGTAGGCGTTGCGACGCAGGAAGCTACGCATAGCGACAGCAATTGTGCTGACTTATTACCGTGTAACCAATTATTGTCTTCATCCGTAAGCTGCTGCGCAGCAACGGCTGAAGCTGGGGCAAGTAATGGGCAAAACCATCGCCACCATCGTTTTTGCCGTGCTGCTCACGGCCGTGGTTGTCTGGCTGGTCTGGCAGGGGCGTGAACAGGCCACGCAAATGGGCAAGCTGGAAGAAACCGCCAAGGCCAATGCCGCCGCCGTGCAGGAACAAAAAGAATGGGCGGGCAATGTGGACAAGGCACTGGAAGGCTGGCGCGTCCAGCGTGACGCCCAGGACAAAAAAACTGCCGACCTGCGCAAGCAACTGGAGGCCGCGCGCCATGATGACAAAACGTTTTCTGCCTGGGCTGACAGCCCTTTGCCTGACGCTGCTGTGCGCCTGCTCCAATCCGGCGCCGCGCGTTGAGGTTGTGCGGCAAGCGCCCCCGGGCGCGTTGCTTGCCCAAACGCCGGAACCTGTGCCGCCTGCCCAGGGCGCGACCAACGGCGAGCTGCTGGACTACGCCATTGAACTGCAATCCGCCCTGCAAAACTCTAACGACGATAAAACAGCCCTGCGCGGGCTTTACGAGGATGCACATGCAGGATCCCGAATCTCTCAACTACCTTGAACGCTTCCTGCAATTCATCCTCCTGCCGGCCAGCCTGTACGGCGCGGGCGGGGCGCTCATGCACTCAACCCGTAAGGGCCGCACCCTTGGCCAGGCAGTTATTGAAGTTGTTGGCGGCGTGGTCACGGCCAACATGGTTTGCCCGCTGATCCAGGCGGAAACCCCGGCCCAATGGCACTACACTCTTTTTTTTCTGGTTGGTTGGGGTGGGCTGGAGCTTGTGGGCAGGCTCTATGAGGCAGGGGTCTGCGCACTGGAAAGATACATTCAACGCAAGGTCAACCCCGGCGACAATGCCGGCACACCGCAATAAGGAACTACTCATGGAAAAGAAAATTTCCCTCACGGTCAACGACAAGCCCCTGAACTTCACCGTCACCCTGGCGAGCTACAACAAATACATTAACGAGCTGACCCACATCAACAAGGTGGCCCCGGCCCGCAACTTCCTCATGCGCTCGGTGGACGAAGACAGCAAGGACGCCTTGCGCGAAATTGTGGATCTGCCCGGCTTCGGTGTGCAGTTGGTAGGGGCATTGCTCGAAGAATACATGCCCGATGTGAATATCATAGTGGGAAAATAGAAGCCCATGCCGCCTCGCTGACAGACGACGCGCTGGGCCAAATGCTGGCCATTTCGCGCCGCTGGTTTCCGCAGATGGAACCCAGCGAGGAGAGCATGGGTGAAGCCCTGTGGCTGGAAAAAGATTACTGGGAAAAGATGGCAATTGCTGTAGCTAACGGCATTGCCCAGGCCTTCAAAGGATAGGTTATGTCTGCACTGCAAAAACTCATGTTCGCCATCGGCGTGTCCGATCAGGGCAGTGCAAAAATTCTTGGCTTCCAAAAAGCCATTGACCGCACATGCCGCAGTGTTCGCCAGGATTTTGAGGGCATCAAGGCCGGGGCACTTTCCGCTGCCGGCGCTGGCATGAGCCTGTACCAGATGGTCAACCCCGCTGTGGACTTCAACCGGGCAGTTGGCGAAGTGCGCAGCCTTGGCACGGGGGAGGATGCCCTGGCCTACCTGCAAACCTCGGCCAAGCAATTCGCCGTGCAGTATGGGGGCAGCGCCGCCGAGGTCGTGCGGTCGTCCTACGACATTCAGTCGGCCATTGCCGGACTTGAAGGCAAGGAACTGGGCACATTTGCCATGGCCTCGGCCACTCTTGCCAAGGGCACCAAGGCAGACGCCGCCACCATCACCGCTTACATGGGCACCATGTACGGCATCTATAAGCAGCAAGCGGACAAAATGGGCCGCGCCCAATGGGTGGAGCAGCTCGCCGGCCGCACCGCCTATGCCGTGCAGATTTTCAAAACCACAGGCATGGAAATGAGCGCAGCATTTACCGCCCTGGGGGCCAACGCCCAGGCCGCGGGCATCTCCGCCCAGGAGCAAATGTCCGTGCTCGGCATGCTGCAATCCACCATGAGCGGCAGCGAGGCTGGCACCAAGTACAAGGCCTTTCTTGCTGGCGTGGGCAGCGCCCAAAAAGAACTGGGCCTCAAGTTCACGGACAAGAGCGGCAACATGCTGGGCATGGACACCATACTGGAAAAGATCAAGGGCAAATTTGGCGACACCTTGAGCGTCAATGAATCCGACCAGTTGAAAAAGGCCTTCGGATCGGACGAGGCCGTCAGCCTTATCAAGCTCTTGCTCAACGATACCACCAACCTGAAGAAAAATATTGCCGATATAGGCCGCATCAACAACATGGATCAGGCCAAAAAAATGGCCCAATCCATGACAGACGTATGGGCCCGGCTTGGCGGCGCGTGGGACGTTGTGCGCATCACCTTTGCCCAACGCATGCTGCCCACTATTGAAAAAGTGACGGACAAGATCGTGGGCTTTTTGAAGTATATTCAAAAATGCATGGATATTGCTCCGGGCCTAACGGGCAAATTGGGCCTCATCGTTGTCGGAGCCATTGCCCTTGCGGGCGTCATGGGCATTCTCGGCCTGGTCGTTGCCGCCAACAAGCTGGCCTTCTTGGGCATGACAACAATCTTTGGCCCGCTGATCGGCCTGTTGGGAAAGTTGAAATGGCTCTTTGTCGCCGCAAAAATTGCCGTGTGGATATTCGCCTTCACCGGCACATATCTCGCCATGATTTTCCAAATGATGGCTACCGGGGCTCTCAAATTTGCCGCCGCGCTGCTGGCAAACCCCATTACATGGATAGTCTTGGGCATCATGGCTCTGGTGGGCGCGGTTGTGGCCCTGGTCTACTACTGGTCTGACCTGGTCGCGTGGTTTTCCAACACCAGTTGGGGGCAAGGCCTTATCACCATGTTTCAGGATCTGCGCCAGTGGTGGAACGACCTCACCGCCTCCTTTACCGATGGCACATGGATACAAACCCTCATGGGCCTGCTGGATACCCTCATGGCTCCGCTGCGCTCCCTGGGCGACGGCATCGGCTGGATCGGCGAGAAGCTGGGCATCATCAGCGGCGAGGGCCCCAAGATTGAAGCCTCTGGCGTGGCGGCCCTTGCTGCCCCCAGGCAATCACAGATTCTGCCTGGCGGCGTGGCGGGACAGATCAGCAACGCCACCAACAACAGCGGCAAAACCATAACCATCGGCTCCATCACCATACAGCCGGAAACCATGCCCTCGCTCGAAGAAATGGAAGAGCGCGGCTGGATCGCGTGAGGCAACTATGGCTGGCACCCTTGGCTTTCCCCTGCAACTGACCGACCCCGGCAATTACTGGGATCTGCGCATTGTGGATAACGACATTGCGCTCGACGTGGGCCGCCAGCCCCTCAAGCTGGCAGACCGCGCAAGCATTGCCCAGGACATTGCCCACATGATCCGCGAGCGCGGCTACCTCACGGCCATGATTGCAGAGCGTGACGTGCGCAAACGCAAGTACCAGATGGTGCTCATCACCATCGCCGTGGACGACGACACGCGCATTGTGCCGGGCACGGCCAGAATTACGGAATCCGTAGCCGGGGAACTCTGGCTCACGGCAAAAACTGTGGACTACGGCGAGCTGACCCTCCAGCTTACCTATGCCCAAGCGGAGCAAGCAAATGGCTGATACAAGCACCACAGACGCCTTGTTCACGCAAATGGCCGCAGAGGCAGGCATGCCCACAACCGAAGCCGAGATGCAGCAGGCCTGGGCGCAGTGCAATGTGGAGGCCGGTTCCCCCTTCTCCAACAGTTCGGAATTTTCGCCCTTCTGGCGGCTTATGTCGGCCATTGCCACCAAGCCCAGCCAGTGGCT